CTGTCACGCCAACAATGATCACAAACGGACAGCTCGATCTATTGCATTTGAATCTTATGCCTTCAGAAACTCTCGTCTTTGTTGATGGTGGACCGATTCAAAAGTACGGTGTGGACTTTACCGTCGCGCTCGATGTCCTTTCATGGACTGGTTTAGGTTTAGCGACGATTATAGAAGCGAATGATATTTTAATAATTCAATACAAATACTAAGGGGGATAAGTGAGTCAGTTAAAAGGTAAGTTTCTTGAGAATAATGCGGTCGGAGCGGCAAAAGTTCGTCTTGAGAACAATCAGGCTTTTAGAGCTAGAAATGCGGCAAATTCAGCCGACGTTGATCTGATCAAGCTTTCTGCGAGTGATGTTTTCACTCTTTTGCGCGAACTAAACGCTGGAAGCAATAAAATCACTGGTCTAGCAGATCCTACAAGCTCAACTGATGCTGTTACTTTGAGCTATATGCAATCTTTCTTTGCTGGCGCCTCTGATCCTAAGGATGCGGTTCGCGTTGCTACGACTGCGGCCCTGGCCGCTGTTACCTACGCAAATGGAGCTTCTGGTGTAGGTGCAACACTGACAGCAAATGCCAATGGAGCACTTGGAAACATCGACGGAGTAGGTCTTTCAGTAGGAAATCGCCTATTGGTGAAAAACCAGGTCGCGGATCTTCAAAATGGTATCTATACGGTCACTGATCTTGGATCTGCGGGAACTCCATTCATCTTGACCAGAGCTGTTGACGCCGACACAAATGCGGAAGTAACTCAAGGTTTATTCACTATTGCTTCAGAAGGTTCTTCACAAGCTCAACAAGGCTTCATGTTGACAACTTCTGATCCTATCACTGTTGGAACGACTGCTTTAGCTTTTACTAAATTCGGTGAAGTTGTTATTGCTGGAAATGGTATCACTAAAACAGGAACAACCATTGCTGTTGATGCTGGAAACGGTCTGACCTTCTCTGGAAATACTCTGATTGTTGCAATTGATAGCTCTGCGCTCTCTGCTGCGACCACAAAATTCGTTTCTGGTGAAGTTCGCGGTCTTAAGGCTTTCAAAGAGAGCTTTACCCTTGGCGGTGGTGACATCACAAATCAATATATTGATCTCTCAAAGGTCGCTCATACTGGTTCAGTGATGCTTGTCCCTAAGGGTGGCCCTACTCAGAAGGAAACTGATGATTATACTCTGAATTATACTGGTGGAGCTTCTTCCAAGACCAGACTTTCATTTGCTGGTGATCTCGCTACGTCGGGAGCATCAGAGCTTGTCGCAGGGGATGTCCTTTCAGTAGCATTTTTAAGCTTGGATTACTAATGAGTCGTATTGACCCTAAGTTTATTCAATACTTTCCTGGGTCTTTCGGAAATATCCCCGCTTGGCGGGGTGTTTCTGGATTAAATCCAATTGAAAGCTTTGAATATGACGAATCGGTGCATTTGTTTGAGTCTGGAGCGTTGCAAGCTCTGACTATATGGCTGAAGGTGCCTTCTTGGTACAAAGCTGGCAAACAAATCACAATGAAGGCGAGTCATTACTCGCCAGGGTCAACTAATAACTTCAGATTTGAGTCTACTGCGTATCTTGTTAGAAAAAACAACGATGCGATAACATCAACGACAAATCTCAGAGTTTCAACAAATGGTGATGTCACAAACAGCGTGGTGAATCAGCTCAGAGAAGTCACCTATGATCTTACTGACTCGACTGGAAAAATAAACTCTGTCTCTGTTTCTCCTGGCGACCTTCTTAAAGTAATAATTCAAAGAGTAGCTCCAGCAGGAACAGCAGACACGAGTGATGTCAGAATGATCTCTGGTTCCACGGAGGTAAATTTCTAATGGCTGATTACTCATGGGATGGAATGAAGAGGAAGTTCAGGTCAAGAGCTGGTGAAAAAGCCAGAAATAATCTAGGCGTGATTGATCTGACTGCAAATAACAGCCAAGAAGTATTCAGAGACAAGAAACTTGATCTCTATGATGCTTATTACGAAAACAGGCAATATAAACACTTGCCTCCTTGGGATTCTGCGAACCTTAACCCGCGCCAAAAGTGCCCAAGACTTAAAATGGCGTTCGCAAAGACACTTGCGCAAAGGCTGACAAGTAAACTTGTCGGTGCTTCTGTTTTTCCAACAATCAATATTCCTGATTCTCCTGATGACCAAGAGTTCTTAAGAGCTATTTTGAGAGAATCTAAGCTTCGAGCGGCAATCTTAGAGCCTACTCGCAAGATGATTAACACTGGCTCAATACTTTTTCGCTATTACCTTGATGGTGGAGCGATTAAGAGTGAATTTTTCGATGCTAAATATTGCTATCCTGAATTTCAAGCCAATGGCGAGCTTGAGATGGTCACAATTAAATATGTTTTCACTGATGAAGATGAGAAGGACGCTCTAGGAAACTTCGTCAAGAAGTGGTTCAAGCTTGATCTGATGATGGATCGAGAAATCCTCTATGATGAGCCAGAATATAAGCAAAACGAGGAGCCTGAATTTAAGATTGAGTCTGAAGTGATTCACGATCTTGGTTTTGTTCAAGCAGAGTGGATGCGCACTTGCGATTTGCCTAATTCGATTGATGGCTTTGCGATGGTCGCTGACCTGACCGAGTTCATCGACGAAATGAACTATTCTTTATCACAATCTTCCAATGCAATTTCATTCAATCAAGATCCACAGCTTACTTTCAAAGGTATGACTGAGGATGAGCTGAATGACGTTGTGAAAAGCTCAATGAAATCTTGGAATCTTGGCCTAAAAGGTGAAGCTGGGTTCCTGGAGAGCAACCTCGCTGGCGTTCAGAGAGCGATGGAGATGCGCGACAAGGTTCGATTGAATCTTCAAGACATTTCTCGCATTGTTCTGCTAGATCCTGACAAAATCGTAGGATCTGCCCAGTCTGCAAAGGCAATGGAAGTGCTTCACGGACCTCTTAAGGACTTAGTTGACGAGCTTCGGACTCCAATGGAAGGTCATATCAAGAAATTGATTCAGAAGATGGCCTTGACTATCTTGATCGCAAATTCAAGGGGTATTCCAGTCCCTATCAATATCCCGCAAGGATATAAGCCTTTGACTCTTGATTTTGAGATCGAATGGCCGCCAATATTTCAGCAAACAATGGAAGATCTTCAGAAGAAGGTTCAAGTTGTCAGTGCAGCCACTTCTTCAAATCTTATTTCTCGGGAAACTGGCACTAAGTATCTCGCAAAAGACTTCGGAGTAGATAACGTCGAAGAGGAGATTGCGAAGATTGCAGCACAGCCTGTAATCAATCCTTTCGGGGGGTTTTAGGTGGGTGTAGTTTTTAGAAGAATTGGAGGAAGAATAATTCCACTAATTACGTCTAGTGCAAAAGTCGAATCACATCTTATCAAATTATCAAAAAAGGCAATTGAAGTAGAATCTGGTTTATCAAAACTGGTTAAAAACAAAGATCCACTTGTATCCAGAGCAATAAATTATGGAAAAAGTAAAAAGTTTTCTACTTCTTTAAAAAGAACAATGGATATGCTTTCAAATTTAAAATATCCCAAAACATCTCATCGTGGTGCTCCTGGTTGGACTCCTGGTTTTGTTTTTGACAAAACATTGTCAGAGGCAAAACAAATAAGAAAATACAGTAACTTGCTAAGGAAGTTAAAAAAATGAGTCAGATGTCATTCAGACGTATTCATGGGCGCATTGTTCCGATCAAGGGATTAGTTGCGGCTAAAACTGCAAAAGATATTGCAATCACAATCGCCGCTCCTGGTATCAAGAAACAAAACGTCAGTCACAATCATGCTTTAAAGTTCTTGAGCAATGCGAGCGCGGTTGCAAGTGGTATCGTATCAGGAGCGACTCTTTTCGGTGGTGTGAAGTCATTTGCTATCGGTCAATCAATTGGTCTTGGACTTGATTTTGGATCTTCTGGATTAAATGCCGCTGCTCATATTGGAAAAGGTAATAAACTTAAACGAGTGAAAGAGATTGCGAGAAATGAACTCACAAATAACGTCATCGGTTATGGTGCTATGGCTGCAACGGTTTTATCTCAAAGGAAAGGCCGCGAGAAGCTCATAGAGTATTCGAGCAAGGTCTTCGGACATCTTAAAGGATTCGCAGCAAAGGCGGCTTTATGAGTGACGTAGTTTTCAGAAGAATCAGAGGCCGAATTGTTCCAATTAAAATGACCAAGGGGAATAAGGACGCTCTTAAGGGTGGAGTGATCGCCGCTACTGGTGCAGCAATTGCTGTTGGTGGTGCTTCTGTTTACAAAAGAGCTGTTTTTAAGTCGGCAAGCTTCGCACAGAAGGCTTTCGATGCAATTACTCCCACGCCTAAGCAATTCAGTGGAATAAAAAGCAAATTCAAGTCTACTGCTCAGATGTCTTTTGATGACATTGTGACAGGATCATCAAAGGTTAATTCAGAAAAGGCTTTCAAAATTGCAAAACATCTTTCAAGACTTTCTGGTGCAGTTAGAAAAGCTTCTCCTATCATTGGAGGCGCTCTTATAGTATATGGAGCAACAAAAACAGCTCAGGCAAAGTCTAGCAAAAAGCTCAGTGCTGAAAAATCAGCTTTTATCGGTGCTGTTGGCGGTGGTTCTCTTTCTCATGGTATTGCTCAGGGTAAAAAGCTATTTGAATTTGGCCTGAATACAAGACAATACAAATTTAATTTTGTAAAAAACTCAGCTCTTGAGCTTATCAAGAAGTATGGCAAAAAAGCCTTTGAAAATGGTTTTTAATGTCTGATGAGGTTAGCTTTTTTTCAGACGAAACAGTCCAAGACGTTGCGAATGAACACGCTGATATAATCATGGGACTCAGTGAAAAAGAATCTAAGCGTATTATTTCAGCCTACGAGCGAGTTCGCAGAGAATTGCGTGATCGTCTCGATAGGATTCAACCAGGAACCTACACAGCTCAGAAAATGGGCTCAACTTTGGCTCAATTGGACCTTGCCTTGAGCAAAATGGGCAAGGGATTGATCGGAGACATGAAAGATTCGGTTCAATCGACTGCGGAGACTGGAATCGAGCATCTAATCAAAGAGCTTCAGAAATGGAACAAGGTCTTTGAGGGTGCAATCCAGCCAATTAACATCAAATCGGTGGAAGCTGCGGCAAACACGACCAAATTTCTATTTAATCAGTATGATGCTTCTATTGAGACCTACAATTCATTCCTTCGCGGCAAGATGGCCCAGAGCCTAACCGAGTCAGTGATCGCACAGGACACGACTGGCGACGTAATGACAAGGCTTGGTCGTGTATTCCAGGGTGAACAGTGGAAGCTTGAGCAAATCACTCGCACAGAGCTTCATGGGATCTATTCCAGGGGGAAGCTCGCAGGAATGGGTCGATTATGGGGTGATGGGGAAGGGACAATCCCAGACCTTAAGAAGACTTTGTTTCATCCGATGGATAAAAGGACTGGGGAAGACTCGATCAGGCTTAATGCCAACAATCCAGTCGTTAATGTAGATGAGCCCTTTGTTGAAAGCTCATTGGGATACAAGGTTGAATACATGGCCCCACCAAACAGGCCAAATGATAGGGCAATATTGATCCCTTATCGAGAGGCGTGGGGAAAGTAAACTGTTTTTAGATTTGAGCGATAATAAGTTAGAAAAGGGAGGTTATTATGCCAGGTGCAAATAACGAAGAGACAAACGGGGAAGACGGGAAAAAAGCTGGCGAAGGCGCGGGCGCTGGAGCTGGAGAAAAAGATCCTTCAAAAGAGGCGGCTGGTTCCGCTGATGATGAAGGAGGCGGCGAAGATTTTAGTGATCCAGTTAAGGCTTTGGCTGAGATCAAGAAGCTTCGCGCTGAGAGCGCCAAACATCGAACCAAGAACAAATCTCTGGAAGAGGAGTTCGGTAAGATGAAAGGCACGTTGTCAAAGCTAAAATCGGCATTGGGTGTCGGTGATGAAGGTGACGATGAAGACCCAGAGACGAAAATTGCTACTCTCAAGCAGCAGAATGAGGCCCTCCAGGTGCAAAGCGCAATGGTTGAGCTTTGTCGAGAGCATGAGATCCCTAGACAGGGAGAAAAGTATTTCAATTTCTTGATCGCTCAAGAGTTTGAAACGCTTGAAGAAGGCAGCGAGATCTCAGAGGAACGAATCCTTGAAATTGCAGGAGAGGCAAAAAAAATGTTCTCTTCTGGTGGTAATGCTCCGTCTGGCACTGGTGTCAGCGGCAAAAAACCTGCTCCTGGCGAAGCTGCTGATGCAATTTCTCCGAGCCAATTCTCTAAGATGAATCCTGGTGAAAAGTCGGCACTGTATACAAAAAACCCAGCTTTGTATCAAAAACTTTTCAATGAGGCTAAAGAAAAACGCCTCTTTTAACATAGGAGTTAAAAATGTCAGCTACTCAAGCAAGTGATGTCAGTTTTGTACCTAAGGTGTGGTCGGATCATATTCAAGCTTACTTCGTTCGTAAGATGGCGCTTGGTCAATTAGCTTTGATCGACAACACTCTTACCGCAGAGCCAGGTGAGACTGCAAATTTTCCATATTATAAAAAGATCGGTGATGCTCAAGAGCCTCTAGAGTCTGAAGGTTTAGAAGTTGAGGCATTGCAAGATGATTCTTTCAGCGTGACCGTAAAAGAAATCGGTAAAGCTGTTGGATGGAAGAAAAAAGCTTTGCGCAAATCTGCTGCTTCACAAGGCAACCAAGAAGCTGAAGCTCAGAAACAAATCGCTCAAGTATTGGCTGAAAAAGTTGATAAAGACATCATCAGCACAATCAATGCTTCAGGCGCTTCTGTTGCTGGTTATGTTGCTACGCTGAACACTCAGACAGCAAACATCCGTGACTTGCTTAAGAGCAAAATCCTTGGATTCGGTGATCGCTCTGACGAGGCTGTTGCAGTTGCAATGCACTCATTAGACTTCATGTATATGTTTGGTGACACGACTGCGGGATTCTTGAAAGCCGATGCTGTTGATCCACTTTTTGGCGCTCCTGGTTTCCAAGGTCGGTTGTTAGGAATGGCAATCTTCACTTTGGATACAATGCCAGAAGTTTCTGGTGGAATCGCTGGCAAAAAGGCTTATCAGCATTTCATCTTCAAGGCTAATCCATTCGGCATTTACATGGCAGAGCAAATGATGGTTGAAAAAGACCGTGACATTCTTCACCGCGAAGACGTTGTCGCTGCTACTATGTGGTATGGAACCCTTTCACTTCACAGCAAAGTTTCTTCTGACGATAAACGAATCGTTAAAGGCGCTTTCGTAACTGAACTTTCAGCTTAATAACAAGGAGTTAAAAAATGTCATGTTCAAATCAAAATAACCCACAATTGATCCAAGTTCCCTTGGCGTCAATCACAGCAGATGCTTCGGTGCTTGCTGGATATATTCCAAAAAAATCAGTTTTGTTGGCTTGTAAATTAGTCAACAATGCTGGAATCGCTCAATCTGATACTGATTATGTTGATATTCAGTTGAAGGCAAACAGCGTGAAGCTTGCTGGTTTCAGCACTAAATTGACAGGCGGAAATGGCCCTCTAGTGAGTGGTGAGCTTGTTTCAATGGTTCTTGAGGCAGATGTTCACATTCCAGCCGATTCTAAACTAGAAATAGTTTATGACGAGACTGGAACTATTGGAATGACCTCAGCTCACGCTGTTGTCATGTTGTATCCACTATAATTAGGGCGAGGAGCCCAGGAGTTATGACCTTGGGTTCCTCAATCTATCGTTCAGGAAGGGAAAGAATTATGATGTCACGCAGACGGATCAAAGACAAAAAGACTAAGGCCAGTGTGAAGGCAAAAAAAGCCATTGCTGAGGTCGCTGAAAAGGTAACTCCCTCGAAAGAGGAGATATTTGATCAAAAAGAGAAGATTGAAAGCGTAAAAAAGGAAGGCTTTAAGCTTCCAAGCAAAAAGACGGTGTAAAATGGCATTTACAACAAGCGAGAAGATCAAAATTCTGAAGTTTCTGGGTTGGCCGTCAAACACGATCAATTCGGTCTCAATCAGTTATTCAAATATCATCAATGATCGCTTGTTGCTGGTGCTTCCAGAGGCAGAAGAAGAGGTTAGGACCTACTTGGACAGGCTTGACGCTCTTGACGCGTCGCTAATCGCAGCTGTCGATTCCACAGGGGTTAAAAAGATAGATGACATTGAGTTTTTTGGGGCTTCCGATGGCACAAAGCTCGCTGCACTCAGATCAGAGCGCAATAGGATCATCAAAGAGCTGGCGATAATGCTAGATATTGCGATGATGAATCAGGGTGGTCTTCCAACAATGGGGAATGTTCATAAATGAGTGGTATTTTGGACGGGCTAAGAGCAAATGTTAACTCAATCCTTGGTCTCAGGGATTCTCTTGGCGTTCAGAAGGGTCTTGTCTATCTAGTGACTCGTTCATGGTCAGGCGCAGAGCTTGGCGATGGCACTATGACAGAAGTAAAAGTTCAAATGAAGCCGACTCCTTATATTTTCGTTTTCACAGGTGATCGCAAGATTCCTGAAGGTGGAGTCATCAAGCAAGGCGACATAGTTTTAAGACAAATTTCACAACAATCTTATCCGACCGAGAATCTGATTGATTGTTCATCAACAGATCCAAAGATTGAAAAGCTTTATGAAGTTGACGGATCTCTATATCGAGTGATCGAGGTCACAAAAAAGCACGTTACATGGAAAGTTTTAATCAGAAGATTGTCTTCGCAGGGGGTGACAGCATGAAATTTATAAGAGTTCACGGACGAGTCGTTCCAATAAAAGACGGATCAAGTGGTCCTAAGAAACAAAAAAAACAACAATCAGTTAGTAAAAAAGATCAGACGTTTCAAAAGAAACAATCTGAAGATGGTGGATTTAAGTTTGGTCAACAGGCGGCTTTTGGAGCTGGTACTGCTATTGCCGCAGGATTAGCAAATAATGCAATGAAATATGGTAATTCAAAAACAGCCATTGGTTTTGGTGTTGCGACTGCTGCAATTGGTTTAACTGGTCTTAATAAAAACATAAAGAATTCAGTTTCACATGGTAGAAATAGAAAATCGTTCTTAAGTGGAGTTGGAAGATATATAACAAATGGGATGGCTGCAAATATTGGCGCTTTATCAGCTAATAAAATTGTAAGAGGCTTGGGAAAACTTGCAGCAAAAAAAGGATCTTCTGCCGCCGCAACTGGCGCTAAACTTTTAGCAAGAAAAGCAACAGGTGTTTAAAATGGCTAAAAAAACAATGAAGAAAACAACTAAAAAACCAACAAAGAAAAAGGGCTGCTAATTGTCAACTAAGACAGTAAACCTTCAAGATTTTGCTAAAGAGATGGGAGTACACAATGACTCTCAGATAAAGTCATTTAAGAAGGCTACTGTTTTGGGTATTGCCCAAGCGATTCCTTTGCTGGTTGAAAAATCTCCTGTTGATACTGGTTTATATGCTCAGAGCTGGGATTTTACCGAGCATGAGAATGGTGTGATCCTTGGAAACTATGCTCCTTATGCTGCAATCATTGAAAACGGGGCGAGACCTTTCACTCCTCCGATTGGTCCACTTCTACAGTGGGCAAAAAGAGTCTTGATGGACTCATCACAGCCACCAAACTATTCAAATGATGTTTGGGCATTGGCAAAAGGCACTCAAAAGAAGATTTCAGAAGTGGGAATGAAGCCACAGCACATTATGGAGAATGCAATCCCTGAAATTCTCGCAAACATCAAAAGAGAATATGAGAGGTTGAAGTGAGAACGCCACAAGCTGTTATCAAGGCACTTTCAGCCTACCTTAAGACTGCAATTCCTTCGGTCACTTCAATTACTGATGAATGGCCGAATCCTTCTCAGAATTTAGTGTTTCCTTGCATCACTGTTTTGCTTGGAGAGCCTAATTTTGTTCAGGCAATGAACTATGTTGTTTGGAAAGATACGGTTCCACAGGTTGACGGGAAGTTTAAGCTTCGCAAGGTCAATGGAACTTATGATTTTGTGCTAAAGGCTCACTTGTGGGCTGATTCAAAGCCTAAACGTCATGAGCTTTACGATCTATTTATGAAGGCGATGAACCCAGACTTTACTGTTTCAGGGCTTCGTTTAAAAATGACTGATTATTTTGATGAATATGCGACTTTCGACTTATCGAAAACAGCATTTATTGACAGTGGTGATGCGGTACAAAGGTCCGAAAGACGAATGATTGTGGATATTCTTGTGAATTGCCGATCAATCGTTGAGACAACTAACTATTTAATAGAACAGATCGAGAATAACTTAGAAACTCCCGCTTCGATTCCGAATACTAGCGAAGGCAGTACGACGATTCTTTAGGGACAAAAAAGGAGATAGAAAGATGAGCATTTATAGGTCTACAGATCCGACAACATGGGATGATGTTGACGGTATTGTCATCAATGAGTCTGCTCCTGCCGCTAACGTGGCTGGAGTTGCTGCAAACGTCGGGATCATCGTTGCGCAAGCAGAGCGCGGTCTTGGTGAATTGACAGAAATTGGCTCTATCGGAGAGCTTTTTGAGCTTTACGGTAAAAATGATTCATTCGGCTTGAACAAGTCGATGAAAAACAAGAAATTCGGAAGACTCAGGGTCGTTCGAGTTATCCCAACAAGCTCAGTGCAAGCCTTAAAGGTGTTTGATGATGGCGGCGGGACTCCAGTTGATATTATCAGATTCTTGGCAAAGCAAGGGAAGGGCGCTTTTGGTAATGCCATTCAGGTAAAAATTGAAGCTGGCACTTCTCAAGGAAAGAAGTACACAATACAAGACACGACTGCAAACACAGTTATGCTCAAGGAAGTTTTTGACAATGTTTTGATTGTAAATGCGGCAACTGCTTTTGCAGATTCAAAACTTATCGAGGTTGTTGTTCTTTCTACTTCTGCGCAACCTGCAAATATCGCTTTCACAAATCTTGCGACTGGATCTGACGGATCTTTAGTCAATGGTGACTATGAGACTGCGATTGGAAAATGCGCTATTGAAGGAGCTGGAAACTTCTTATTCCTTGATGAATACAACTCAACAAGAAATGGATACCTTGAGCTTCATGCTGCCGATACTCAAGACAAAATGGTTCTTGTTTGCGGACAGGAGAGTGATGCAAGAGCAACTGCGGTCACAGATGCGGCTAACTACCGCGATGTCGATGGCCGAGTGATCTATTGCTATCCTTACGTTCAAACAAGCATCAATGGCGTTCTAACAATGACTCCTCCTGCGGCTTGGTTGGCTTCAATCCTTACGCAAACGGCTCCTCAGGTTGATCCTGCTTTCACAGCAAATGCTCAATTCTTGGTTGGTGTTACTGGTTTGAAGTTTGCTCTGACTCGAGCAGATTATATCTTGCTGAAGGACGCTGGAATCTGTGCTTTTGAATATGACTCTGAAATTGGCTTCAAAGTGAAGTCTGGAGTTGTTACTCAAATCGCAGATAGCTCTAAAGTGATGATCCTTAGACGAAGAATGGCTGATTATTTGACTAACTCTGTTGGTAAGTTCCTTAAGAACTATCAAAATGCTGTTAACTCAAAAGAGAATCGCACTTTGGTTAAGGGCGCAATCCAAGGATTCGTCACAAGCCTTCAGAACGACAAAATCCTTCCAAAAGACTCAGAAGTTAAGTCTGGAAAAGCCACTTTGATTGATACTGAGTCGCTAAATACTGATTTGAGTGTAGCCGCTGGATTTTTCAAGATACTCTGGCGTCAAAGAATCTATTCATCAATGCGTTACATTGTTCTCTCTGCTGAAATTGGCGAGAGCGTGGTCGTAACCGAGCAAGCGTCATAAGGGGGAATAAATGAGCGCATCAATTCGAGGCCATCAGGGGACATTCAAAATCTTCCAAGATGGCGCACTGGCAAACATCGTCAACATTACAAAAGTTGACGTAAATCAGAAGTCAGAATTTTCTCAATCAAACTATGTTGGCAATGCGGTCCCTGAAGGGGATCAAGCTATCATGGGTTGGGAAGGTTCTATTGACTGCGAAGTCAAAGACGATGAAATCGACAAGTTTATTGATGCTTTGGTGCTTAATAATCTCAATGGTATCGGTGTGAGTGATTACACTTTTATCACGACCGAGAATTATGCAGACGGAAGAACAGCTTCTTATGTTTACTATGATTGTCAATTCAAGATGAGTCGCTCACAAGGTGGCTTACAAGAAAAGATGACTAAGAAGATGGATTTTCAAGCGTCGGGAAGACAACGATTGTAAAAACAAATGAGGCGGGTCGAAAGACTCGTCTCCATTCTAACGGGAGAATGAGATGAGTGAACCAAAGGCAATGAATTGTATTAAAGTTGTTTTGAAGTCAGGCAAAGAGGTCATCTTGAGAGAGATGAAAATGAAATATCAAACTTTGGCGCTTCAGGCAGTAGGAAACAAGGCAAAGGACAATCAGCTTCTTGCTGGGGCTTTGATGCTTCAAGAGCTTATGAAGATTTTGCTAGTTCAGATAAATGGGGCAAAACCAACTCCACAATCTCTTGAAAATCTCGATGAATTATTCTCTTACTCAGAGATCCAGCAAATTCAGTCAGTTATGTCTAAAATTATGGGTGGAGATGAAGACATGGGGGAGTTGAAGACCGAGTTCGTAGCTATTGGGGGCAATTAGCTTGGGTCTGTAGATACTCGAGCCTCCGACCTTGTGATGTTGAGGAGATGAACCCAGAGCATTACAGGATTTTTTGTGAAAGATTGTCTGAGATCATAAAGGCAGAAAGCGGGAGCTAAGAGTGGGAGCAGAACAAATTTTCAATGTGTTGACTGAGTTCAGATTCGACATTGCTCATGCGGTGGCTGGATCTAAAGAGCTTCAATCGACCATTGGGGATATTTCAAACGCTGCTCAACAAGCAGAATACAACATAAAACGAATAAGCATGGGCTTGGTTGCTCATGCTGGACTTGGAACTGGTGGATTCATTGGTGTTCTTTATTCAGTGATAAATGCTGCTGACAAATTTGAGCAAAGTCAGAGAGCCATTGCCAATATTATGATGACGAACAACCTTTTCACTGGTGCCGATGCCTATGCAAAGTCAATGAACGAAGCTGGCCTTGCGATGGAGCATATCAACGATGTTGCGAACAAGTTTTCTCTTCCTGCTGATGAGTTATTGAATTTCTCAAAGATGATCGGAGCGACACTGGTCAACTCTGGTCTTGATAACTCAAGGCTCGATAAATCAATCAATCTTTCTCGCGGGTTCCTAAAGTCTGCTCCAGTTTTGGGGATTCATCCACAGCTTGCTCAAGGGCAATTGATGGATGCAATCGGATCTCATTCTGGTGGCGGCGCAAACATGGGTGACACGCTCTTTAGGCGGCTAACTGGTGAGACTGAGGCAATGAAGGCTTATTCTGGTTCGGCTGGAGCCAAGGCGTTCAATGCGCTTCCACAGGCACAAAGGCTTGATGTTCTCACAAAGGCACTTTCTCAATTCGGAAGTGTGACCGAGATCGTCACAGCCAATGCAAACTCACTTCATTCTCAATTAGAGCGTCTGAAAGGTAATATTATTGGTGTTTTTACGGTGCTTAGGCCAATAGGCAAGGCAATCATGGACCCTTTCAGAAAGATTTTGCTTCAAGTTAATACTTACCTTGAGCATGAGGGTAAAAAAATAGGACAGACTCTCGGAAGAGTTCTCACTGACATCCTAAAGAGCCCAGAAAAGCTTTTCGCACAGATCCAACAGCTTAGAGGTCTAAAACAAGACGTAAAATCAGCAGGAAACATTCTAGCTCTAGTCGGGCTTCTCCATGGGATAACTTCCGCACTTAAATTCATGGGAGTCACTCTTAACGGTGGCCTATTGATGACAGGTCTTAGGGCAATTGGATCAGCTTTCAGCTATCTTTTTGGAATAATTCCAGGAATGGCAATTTTGAGTTTCATTTTCAGAGCTTTTTCATTCCTAATCACAAGCGTCGTTGCTCCTTTGGTACTTTTGACCACAATCTTGCAAGGTATCACTCGCGGTATGGCTCAGGCCAAGATCGCAGACATGAAGTGGATCGCTGGGAATATGCCCAAGTTCCTACTTTTCTTTGAGAACATGAAAATACAATTCGAGGCAATCATGTCTCCGATAACTTTGGCAATAGAAGGCATTGCGATGTTTGTTGAATGGCTTTTCTCATTCGGAGAAGGTTCTCAATTCATAGTGGATCACTTGAATGTTATTTCTACAGCTTTCGAGCTTCTAGGAAGAACAATTGTCGGAATTCTTTCAATTGTTTCTGGTGTCACTAATGCAATCATTGGTTTGATCTTCGACTTGAAGGCAATGAACTTCAAAGGTGCTCTGACTAACTTAGGACCTAACTTTATGGAAGGCATGACAGACCTTTACCATAGGTTTTACAAGCCTAAATCAATGGACATTAACGATCAAAGTACAGCGCAGACAAAAGTTGAAATCGACAAAATAGAAATCAACAATGCTTTCAAAGAAAACGCGGAGCCAGATCGAATCGCTTTCACAATGAGGGATCAAATGCTCAAAGCTGCTCTGAATCCTTTACAGGCTCAGGGTCGCTCGCTCAGAGGTCTTTCAAATGGGTTTTAGTGGGGGATTATGGGTCTTTTAAATGATTTGGCAACGAAAGGGCTTGGCGCTTTAGGAGTTCAGACAAAAAAGAAAGTAAAGCCTTCTTATAAAGGTCAAGACTTCGCAAGTGGTCTTGTGATCGTTGAATATATTGATGGACTTCCCAGGGATTCAGATTCTATTCATTTGGTTGGAAGATTTGCTCCACTTCAGCCTTTCGAGTACGGTGGAGAGCAAAGAATCGTTCGGGAAGAATATCCTGGAAGCTCAGAGCCTACAGTTCATGTATTAGGACCAAAAGAAGGTCCTGTTACAATTAAAGGTCATCTTAAAACCAATAAATTCAGATCAGCAGATGATGAACAGATTAAAAAACTTAGAGCTGCCGCAGAAGAATATGCTCAGTTAATAGATGCAATGAGGATTCGTGGAAACTTAGTCAAAATCCAGCTTGGTGAATGGATTAGATGGGGATTCATTGAGAAATCTAACTTCAAAATATTCACATTGCAGAATATTGACTATGACATCACTTTTAATATAACTGGTTTTAATAAGCCTAAGGGTTGGCGTCTTCTTTTGGCTCAAGACACAGAGCCAATTAAGGCAAATAAAGATGTCACAGACTTTGCCCAGTCAGTTCTTGCTCAAGCGAGCAATATGCCAGCGGAAATGCCTCTTGATGCCTCTGAAATAATAAATGGAATTATTTCAAATGTTGCTGAGGCTGTTAAAAAGGTAACTGACTTCACTGACGGGATCATAAACGATGCAAATAAGCTTGTTGGATCTGCAAATCGAGCAATCGGACTGATTAAGAATGCAAGGACCACGATTTCAAGAAGTAAGCGTCAACTTGGGGCTCTTTCTCTGAGTGCGCAAGCCTTGAGTTCTTCTTTCGATGCTGCCGCCAAGGGAGCAATCGGACAATTGAAAAGCACAGACCACGTTGCAAAGACTATTGGAAACTTCTCAAGCCTAGCTCTATTGCTTGCAAGTCTTCAGGCAAGATTTGCTTCATTCACAACACAAACTCCTTTCAGGCGTCATCTAGTGAAGGTTGGTGACACTTTAAACAACATTTCAATGAAGTATTACAACACTGGGGATAATTGGAAAAAGATTTATGACCACAACAAGCTTTCTTCCACAGTCTTGACTGTTGGTTCAGTGCTTGAGATTCCAAAGGGGTAATTTTTGGGCTTAAATCCTGGTGTTTATTATCCACAATCAGCCGTCCTTCTTAGGATTCGGTGGGAAAAGAAGATCAACGGAACAGAATCCGAGGATAAGGTAATAGACATAAGAGTCCAGTGTAAACGTGTGAAGGTTTCAATCAATGATTACACTCAGGCCGACACTTTTAACTTAGAAATTGATTATAAGAACTTTCCCTTTGATCCAAGGTGCATAAGGTCTGTTGCTGCGACGATAGCAATGGAAAACATGGGTAAGATTTTCGATGACACCAATGGGCTCATTGAAATCGCAGTAAAGCCAAAGACTCTTTTCCCAAACGACCACAATGTAATTTTCATTGGGTTTGCTGATGAGGAAAAGATAAATTTCGATGATACAAAAAGGACTGTTACTCTTGAGGGTCGTGATTACACGTCACTTTTAATTGATAAGAAATACACAAAGGGAGCAATTGGGCTTGAGAAGAGAGTTGATGCGGTATTGACTGATATTCTTTCAGATAACCCAGAGACAAAGGACATCACTTTAGATTTACAAGTTCCTGAAGATCAGCTTTTAGTTCTTTCAAAGTTCTGGGGAGAGAAGGATCTTCTTTCTGGAAAGAGAAGCTCAAACAAAGATGAGACTTACTGGGACGTGATCCAAGATATTTGCAGAAGATCTGCATTGATAGCTTATATTGAACTCGACAAGCTTGTGTTAGCAAAGCCTAGAAATCTATATGACAAATCAAAGGCTAAAAAGTTCGTTTATGGCAGAAATCTTAAAACTCTTGAGATGTCTCGCAAGATTGGCCGCAAGCGTGGCTTCAATATTATTGTTCGTTCTCTTGATCTTGGCGATAAGGGTGTACTTACTGCGAAGATTCCAGCGGAAGCAACTCAAAAATGGTCTGAGGAAACTGGAATTTCAAACACAGAGGTCAAGCTTAAGAAAATAAGACCTGATGGAACTGTCCACTCTGCAACTCCAAGCAAAAACACAGCTACAGGATTGAAAGAGGTCGAAGAGGTTGCTCCTTATCAGAGCTTTTTGATTGCTGACGTAAAAGACAAGGATCATTTGATTGAAATAGGTCAACAAATCTATGAGGAAATAGGAAGACAGGAAATCGAAGGTACTCTTGAGACTAAAGTTATGTCAACGGCTGAGGGTGATATCAGAGATCCAAGAGAATTTAATCTTCTTCGTCTAAGAAATGGCACTCCAATTCAGGTTTATATTGAACAGGGTGATATGCAGGTTCTTTCTAATTTCTTTGGTTCTTTAGATAGAAAAAAACATGAGCCTGGTGAAAACACAAAGCCAACAAGGGCTAGGATTGCTAATTACTTGATTTCTAGAGGCTGGCCACAGAATGTTGCTACTCTTTTCGCTGATCGCTACAATGATTTTTCATATATTTTCTACACAAGGGCGGTTGAGTTTTCTCTTGATTCTGAAACTGGATTTAGTTGCAAGGTTGACTTTGTGAACTTCATCGAGACGATTGCAGGAACTAGGAAAAGTGATTAATGAGCAGTAACCAAGTTGATTTAGAAGCAATGAAAATGATTTTCAAGGACCAAAGGACTCACTTGGCTATTGGCAAGATCCTTAGGTTATCTGTTGCTTCTGACAGGTCATTCCTGAAGTGCTTGGTCTCGATCCTTCCAGAAGGTCGGGAAGTTGTTTGTCGCATGACTTGGGCAATGACAGGTCCTAATTCTGGTATTGTGGAGTTTCCAGAGAAGGACGATCTTGTCCTGGTTGGGTTTGCCGATGGTAACAATGATTATGCTTTTATCATTTCTAGAATGAGCAGCACTGTTGACAAATTGCCACTAAAAGCAATCGACGGGCACTTAGTTTTAAAGGCAAAGGCTGGGAAACAGTCTTGGCTGACTTCAAATTTGAAAATTCTTCTTTCAAAAGGTGACACAGTCCCTACTGAGAATCTAGTTTTGGGACAACAATTAAAAACTCTGCTTTCCTATGTATTGGATCAACTCGCTGATCAGGCCGACAAGCTTAAACAACTTTCAACTGACATTTCTACTCATAATCACATAGGAAATTTAGGCTATCCCGTAAGTGCTCCACTAAATGCTGCCGCTTTTACGGCAGCAGCTACTCAGTTCGACACAAAGAAATCAAATTTTGATGCAAAGAAATCAAGTCCTGTCGATGATCAGGCTATTCTTTCAGATTTAGCATTTACAGAAAAGGGGACGTAATGGCTTTAGATGCGGCAAGATTAGGCGCAGCGATGGAGCAAGCGGTTAGAAGCTCGCAAGGTCTAGATGGTACTCCTTACGCTCAATTGACAGCCTATTGTAATGCAATCGCTGAGGCGATAATTACTGAATTCAAGGATAATACTGTCGTGAAATTGACTGGAAACAATGAAGTCACTGAGAATATGGACGGAGACGGTGCGACTGTTGGATATACGATAGAGAGTTTAGATGCTGGGAGCATAGAATGAGTCAACTTGACGAGTTTTTAAAGCGTGATATTGCCTTCAAGGGGGACTTTGTTCAGACTCCGACTGGTGATCTGGACGTAATAGCTGGTCTTGATAATGTAAAAGAGTCTTTATTCAGAAGGCTTGTGACAACTCCAGGATCTTTGATTCATCGTCCAGAATACGGGGTCGGACTAAAGAAGTTCCAAGGTGCTGCAAATTCACTCGATAATCAAAGGACATTAGCCTCGCTGATTAAGCAACAATTCGAGGAAGATCCAAGGGTTGAAGAGGTAACTGGTGTTTCTGTATTTGTAGACGATAATAAGCCAGACACAATCGAGATTATTTGCCGAGTCTCTATTGTTGGATATGGCGAAACTGGATTCAATTTTCTTGCATTTGGAGATGTTTGATGCGCACACAGCAAGAGCTTCTTGATCTATTTATCAATGAGCTTCAGAGTCAAAATCCTGCATTAACTGACGAGAATATAGGCTCGCTCATTGACGTTTTGGGCGGCGCTTTATCGACTGCTGTTTATGAAATACAGCAATTGACGATTGATGAGTTTAGAAAGACTTTTTTCGATACTGCAAATGGTCCAGATATAACTGGGTCTGTCGATGACCTTCAAAATCTAGCTGTCGATCACTTCGGAGACCAGTTTGCAAGACCTGCGGCTGTTGCGGCTTCTGGTGTTGTGACTTTCACTCGCCCAAATGCTGGATTCGGAAACGTCACGATCCCTGCTGGAACAATCGTCAAGACTCCATCCAATGCCGCAGGAACTTCTCAGCGATTTGCTACCGAAGCCGAAGTCATTATGACTGGGACCTCAATTTCAGCTTCAGTAAACGCTTCCGTTGCTGGCACTGGTGGCAATGTCAATGCAAACACGATCACTCAGGTTGAATCGACTCTTGGTGACGCTTCAATCGTTGTAAATAATGCTTTGGCAATGGCTGGTGGTGAAGAACAACAAAATGACGTTGTTTACCGAGAGACAATCAGAACACTTCTTCAGTCTTTGAAAGGTGGAACACTGGCAGCTATTCAGGCCAAGGCAAAGTCTGTTGCTGGGGTTGAGTTTTCTAAGGCAATCGAGAGCCTAATTTATGTAAAAGAGTGGGATGTCGGCGGTGGGGTCCCAATTGGTGATTATTTTGCTCTGCCAAGGGCTAAGGTTTACATTGCCGACGCCAATGGAAATTCATCGGTTCCTTTGGTTCTGTCGGTTCAGCAAGCTGTTGACACAGTTCGGGCGGCTGGCGTGAAAGTCGAGGCAATTGGGGCAATTGCTACTTCTTTGAATTGGAATGCTACGATTTCACTTAACCTTTCTGGTCCTAACTATGCGACTCTTCAAACAGATGCTCAGATGATAGTTGATGAAATGACAAAATACTTGCGAGACCTTGCTGTTGGTCAGTCATTCATCAGAACTTCAGCTAAAAATGCAATTATGGCAATTTGGGGTCCTTCTGGAACTAACGATCTGACAAATTTCTCAAACAATACACCAACAGGAGACGTAAATCCTGCCGCGAATCAGAAGATAGTTCCTGGCACGATTACGGTCACTTAAAGAATGGCAAAGAGTCAAGCTCAGTGGTTTAACACATTAAAATCATGGGTTCCTGAGTGGTTTTTTGGGCAAAACGGCTCAAACGTTGCTATTTTTCAAGCAATTGCAAAAATTCTAAATGAATCTGAGATTGATCTAGACGAACAGATGATGAAGACCTTCATTTTGCAGTCTTCAGACACATATTTGGATCTTCATGGATACGAGCGAACGGTCGTGAGACTCAGCTCAGAGCTTGATCCTCCCTATGCCATTAGGATCAGAATTAAATCTTTGATTTCACAACTTTCAAAGCCTGATCTGTTGGCAATTGTTAATTCTTTGCTGATCAAGGGATACGCCACGATAAGAGAAGACTTTGAGGGATCAATTTTCTGCGATAGGGAAGAGTTTTCAAACAGGGGCGCGATAGTTATCGAGCCAATAGAGAACACTTTCACTGTTTTGGTCGATAAACAGATAAGAGATCCATATTCATTCGTTGACCGCGAGTATTTTAGTGATCGACTCGCATTTGTTAGCAATAGCGAGTCTAGTGATTTTGTTTTTGAGTTAATACTAAATGCGGTCAATGATAATAAGGCGTTCGGGACGCTGTTTAGGATCATTGAACGGTTGAGCTAAGGAGTAAATTATGCCAAGGGCAAATTGGGAAGATGGCGCAGAGCTAGTCAGAGCTGATCTAAACGCCACGTCGAAGGCTTTGCAAAAAGAGATCTATGATAGATTAGCCTATGAGCTGGTTCAGCGCGGGGAAAACTCATTTTTTTCTGATTCTTTTCTTTGCCAATTTTCTGCTGCGAACTCAATTGTAGTTAAAAAAGGTGTTGGCTTTCAGAGTGATGCGACTCAAGTAAGTCCAGAGCCACAAAAAAGGATGTTGTTCCTTGGTTCTGACACAACAAAGCTTATTTCTTCTCCTGACTCCGTAAATGACAGAATTGACATTGTTTGCGTGAGAAACGCGCTTGTTGATGAACTTACTGGGTCTCGTAAATACAAAGATGCGACTCCCGCTGGAGTGATCACAACTCAGACGCTTGTAATTCAAAAGGATTGGCTTTCTGAAATTCTTCTTGTTGATGGAACTCCAGGGGTTTCTCCTGCCGTCCCTTCGACTCCTTCTGGATATTTGAAGATCGCAGAACTTTATGTGACTGCGGTGACAGGTCTCGCTGGCGTTGGGGCTGTCACAGACACAAGGTCACTGATGCCGATTGGATCGTCTTCGACTGTCAACACGACTGGATTCCAAAGGCTTCCTGCTGGAGCTGCGAAGACTATCCTTGAGCTTTTCACGGCTTCAGATGCTCTTTTCAAAAATGGATATTATAATTATTTTGACCTTGAAGATCTCGTTTCTGACCCCGCCGCTCCATCTGTTGGTAAGGCGAGAGTTTATTCAAAAGGTGATGTTCGGTTCGTCAGAACATCAACTGGGATCACTCCGCTAGGTTCAGGTGGTGGCGGTGGCGGCGGCGGCGCGAACTGGCAGCCAGTCGGTGGTGTCGGACCAGTAGAAGATTTTGAATATGACGAAAAAGTTTGGTTATTTGAGCAGGGAGCTTTGCAAAAACTGACTCTTTGGGTTCGAGTTCCTTCGAGCTATATAGCTGGAAGGCAGATTAAAATGAAATCTATGTTTTATAGTCCAGGGACTTCAGATGATTGGAAAATGCAATGTATTGCCACTTTGATTCGTAAGAACAACGATGCGATAACTTCAGTTTCAAATCAGAATACGGCAAACAGCGGTGATATTACTCAATCTGTTGCGAATAGAGTGGTTGAGGCGTCAATTGATCTATCTTCTTCTCTTGGGGCGATAAATTCTGTTGCCGTGAGTGCTGGTGATTTAATTAAAATTGAACTTGGAAGGATTGCGCCTACTGGTTCAGAAGATTCAAGTGATTTAAGATTTATTCCTAGTTCAACGGAGGTGATTTTTGGGTAATTTAAAATTTCTAATAGCGTTCGTTTTATCATTTGCATTTTCAATCAATGGATTTGCCCAGATATCAAAAGAGCTTCTGTCAAATGGTGGATTCGAGTCTGGGGTTGCCAAGTGGAAGGCATATTGTGATGCTGCGGGCACTTCTCCTGTCGATGGAGTCGGTGGTGGAGGTTCTGGTTTAACTATCACAGCAAGTACAACTTCGCCAATTGCTGGAAAATCAAGCGGTGTCATCACAAAGGATGCGGCAAATAGGCAAGGGTGCGGAGTTGCGACTGACTTCGTAATTGACAGCGAATTTAAAGCGAAGGTTCTTCAAATAAGTCTGAAATATACAGTTTCAAGTGGAACTTACGCAGATGATCAGTTCAAAGTTTACGTTTATGACATTGATAATGCCGCAATGATTGAGGCGGCTCCGACGGCAATTAAAAATGTTTCTGGAATTGAAGAGTTTAATTCGAGTTTTCAGACTTCTTTGACTGGTGTTAACTACAGACTTATTATTCATAATTCTACAACGAGCGCATCTTCTTCCACAGTTAAGATTGAGGCAAGCGTTAGTTCAAAAACTTATTCAGTAGGTGCTTTTGCGACCGATTGGGTAACTTATACTCCAACAGTCACAGGATTCGGAACATTGGCGTCTCAGCAATTTCAGTCAAGACGTGTTGGTGACTCTCTTGAAGTTAGAGGAGTTCTTGTCACTGGAACACCAACGGGATCGACTGCTTCAGTGACACTAGGATTCAACGGATCAAATAATAACGTAACTGCCGACACAGCAAAAATTGGTGGTGGTGGTTATTCAAACAACACGTCAATTGGAACAGCCTGGACGCAGAACAATTCATCAACATATTTTGGAGTTGAGCCAGTTTTGGTTTCAAACACAATTCAATTTGGAATACAAGCCAGCACAGCAAATCCCACTTCAACTGCTGCTGGAAGCGGAATGATAGGTTCTGCGGCAACAGTTTCCTTTAGCATTTCAGTTCCAATAGTAGGCTGGTCATCAAATGTTCAAATGAGTACAGACACAGATACAAGAGTAGTTGCGACAAGATTAGCTGGGTCATCCACAACCATAAATAACACAACTCCAAGTTTGGTTTGGCCAGCAGCAACTTACGACACTCACGGGTCTTTTGATGGGACTTCTACTTGGACCTGCAAAGTCCCTGGATTTTATAAAATTTCAATGTCTGCCAGGGTTACGTCTGCGTCGTATGCAACAGGTCAGATTTTAGAGATTTATTACAACAAATCAGGAACAGGAAACGTATTTTTAAGTCGAACTATGGGGAATGGTACTTCGGCAAACTACTCTGTCACTGGAAGCGATACGCTTAATTTGGTTGCTGGTGATACTCTTGTCTTTAAAGCTTATTCTGACGTATCAAACACATTTGATAATTCAAGGGTAACTATAGAAAGGCAATCTGGTCCTTCGGTAATTGCTGCTAGCGAAAGTGTGAGCGCAAGATATTTTGGAAATGATGCTCCTTCTTTAAGCGGAACTTTTGTAATTTTCAAAGGAACAACAAAAGATTGGGATTCTCACGGAATTATAAATGGAACTACTGGGGTAATAACTATCCCTGTCTCTGGTACATATTTAATAGAGGCAAGTGTTGGCACTGGATCACTATCGACTGCGGCAAATCAATATCTTCAAGTTGAAGTAAGGACTGGAACAGTTGCAAATTCTGGAACGACAAAGGACGGAACAACACATAGGGTTTCTTCTGGAGTTTATGCAACTCATGTTCCAGTAAGATCCTATGTTAAGGCACTTGCTGGCGATACTTTTACAGTTCAAGTTGCGTCAGATATGGGAGCCTCTAGGTCATTGCAGGGAAATTTCATTGCAGTCACTAGAGTTGGAAATTACTAAGTAAAAATAAGAAGGGATTTTTGATGGTATTCAGTGGAAATAAGTGGTTCGACGAGTTCGAGATTGAGAAATTCGGACTGGATAGGAACAAATCCATTGCAATAAGGCAGATAGGAAATAGAGAGTCTGCAATTATTGAATATAAGTTTTCGAACGAATATTTGAGTAAGAAGTTTTTCAAAAATGATGAGGATCTAGAAACAGAGGAACAAAAGGATAAAAATGCCTAAACTTGGTCCTTCATCAGTTCAAAGACTATCAACTTGTCACTCCGACTTGAGATTGCTGTTTTCAGAGGTTGCAAAATATTACGATCTGACAATCATTTGTGGTCACAGAGGCAAGGAAGATCAGGAAGAGGCTTTCAGGACTGGTAAGTCTAAAGTTCAGTTTCCTAATTCAAAACACAATTCTGAACCTTCCGAAGCTGTCGATGCCGTACCATATCCGATAGATTGGTATGATAAGACAAGGCTTTATCATTTTGTTGGGTTTGTCAGGGGTGTTGCGGCTCAACTTGGCATAAAAATTAGGTGTGGGGCTGACTGGGATGGTGATTTTGATTTCAAAGATCAGAATTTCCACGACATCCCTCATTTCGAGCTGATTTTAGAAGACGAAAACAAACAAGGGGGATCGAATGGGTAGGTATTTGGTGGTTGTGGTTGCATATTTATGCACGTCATTGGCTTTTGCGCAGACTCCTTTGTCTGTTGAGGTCCTGGAAAAGAAGGCTGCCGAGGTGAAGGTTGCTCCAGCTCCTCCTGTTGTTCCCGCCGCGCAACCAGTAGTTGCTCCTGCGGCTCCAGTCGTGGCTCCTGTTGTGAAAACTGTCGAAGAGGTGAAGCTTACTGTGAAGGACGAAGCTTTGGTTCCTCCAGTTTGGCTTCAGGACGCCGTTGTGAGCGCCAAAAGCCTACCTTGGATCGGTCCTTTGTTGGTTAAGTCCCTTCAATGGCTTGGGATGATTGTTTCTATCCTGACCGCTTTGTTCGCGTTCCTATGGGCTGTCCTGAGATCTCTTCAGGTTGTCGCCTCTGCGTCGAGCTTGGTTGGATTCGCCGAAAAGCTCGCAATGATGGAAAATTCAAAGTTCATGTATTACTTGAAGGCTTTTTCGGCTTTCAATGCTCAGAAAAAGGATAAACCCGCTTAGTGGACATTGTTGTAGGGCAGATCCTAGATTGGCTCTCAAAGCATTTGCCGCCAATACTTGCGGCTTTTGGGGTTGGATATAAGCTAGGACAGTCAGGCGAGGCAGATGCGAAAAAAGAGCTATTTAAGAAGGAGTTGGAACTTGAAAAGGCAAAAAACATCAACAGGGTTCATGAAAAATTTGACGGTATGTCTGACGCTGACATTGTTCTTGAGTCATTGCCTCGCGGGGGAGCCTCAGAAGAAGAGAAATGACTTCTGCCTAGACCAAGCACAGGTCCACAAGATGGCCGACGATAAGAAGGTCTGTGAGCTTTATAAATACAATCTTGAATCGACTGAGACCTCGCTGAATAAATGCCTTGCTGGTGATACCTGCGAGAAATCAGCCTATGATGACAAGGTCCTTGTTTTTGGTGGCGCGGGGATAGCATTGGTTGTCGGGTTCTTGCTTGGCGCAGCTAGTCATCACTAAACAATAAAAGAGATTGCATAGCTTTACATAGCACTATATAGCTTTCTGTAACAACAGGAGGCAATTATGTTTTCAACAGTAGCAACTTACTTTCTTATAGGTCTAGCTTCTAGTTATGCAGCTAGAAAGCTATTCGAGTTTGGTCTTCGAGACTTCTCTTTTAAAAGTAATTTAAATGAAGATGGTTCGGAAAAACGATGACTCCAGAACACAAGCAGATCCTTGGTAGTCTCATCGAGCTTCACTCAAAAGGGGAGCTTATCGGGGCATTTGATGACTTACCGATCGAGGTCTATCATCACAAAGATTGCCCAGGGATCTCATCAACACAGCTCAAAATGGTGATGAAAAAATCAATCACGCACTGGGAAGAATGTCGATACCAAGATTCAGAAGAGAAGGCTTTTGGCCGAATATTCCACAATTACATTTCAGAACCTAATTTGATCGGAAAGGGAAACTATAAGGCCAAAGACATCATCTTGGCTTCCACCATGTTCGAGAATATGAGGAAGCATCCAACGGCTAAGGCGTTGCTCAATGGGGCTCAGTTTGAGGTCTCATTCTTCTCCAAAGACCAAGAGACGGGACTTTTGAAGAAATGCAGGGCTGACTTAATCCACTTCGATGAGCGCATTGTTGGTGATTTTAAATCGACCAGAGATGCAAGCCTTGATTCCTTCACATACGATTGCAAAAAATTCGGCTATAGGACTTCAGCGGCTTATTATTTGGAGATAATTTCCGAGGCAATGGGAGAAAGATTTGAAGACTTTAGACTTATTGCTTCAGAGAAAGAGCCACCGAATCAGACAGCCGTTTATCGCATCCATGAGAAATCAATTCAAGAAGCTCAAATTGAAATACGCGCAGGGCTAAACAAAATCAAAGAAGCAATTGACAGAGGTGACTATGCATGGAAAGGTTACTCACAGAACGTCACTGACATCATAATTTAATCACACAATGACTCAAAAGGAGATCAAAATGGAACTAACTACAATCCCACAACAGTCTGGAATGATGCAGGTTGCTACTTCTAGAGAAACTCAGGCGCTTCAAATGGCTATGATGGCGGCAAAAAGAGCGCCAAGAGATACAATTCAGTCTTACACGAGAATTATTGAAGACTGTAAAAGGAAGACTCTAGCTGAAAAAGCAATTTATGCTTATCCAAAGGGAGGAACAACGGTCACAGGTCCAACAATTCGTCTTGCTGAGTGCCTGGCAAGAAATTGGGGTAATTTAGAATTTGGAATTGTTGAACTTGAAAAAAAGCCAGCAATTGGAAACATACCAGGAGAGTCTATAGTTCAAGCATTTTGCTGGGATCTTGAAACTAACACAAGGTCATCAACAGTTTTTACAGTTAGACATACTCGTGACAAAAACATCAAGCTTGAAAATGGTCAGAAGAAAAAAATACAAGAGCAATTAACAGATGATCGTGACATTTATGAGATGATTGCTAATCAGGGAGCTAGAAGACTTCGATCTAGAATTCTTGCGCTTATTCCTGATGATGTAAAAGAGCTTGCTGTTGAGCAATGTGAAAAGACAATGGAGGGTGGACAGGGACCACTTATTGATCGAGTTCGAGCAGTAGTATTGGCATTTCAAGCTTATGCAGTAACTCAAGAGATGATTGAAAAGCGTCTTGGTCATAAGATTGAGGCAACGAGTGAAGCTGAATTAGTGATATTAAAAACTATAGGTGTTTCACTGAAAGATGGTCTTGAAAATAGAGAGGCTTTTTTTGATCTTCCTCAGACGGAATCTGCAAAAGAAGAAATGACAGCAAAGCAATCAGTGGACTCTCACAAGGCTAAATCTTCAGAGGAAAATCCAAAGAAGACCAAATCAATTAAGAACTTTGCTCCACCAAGCAAGGAGGCGGCTGAAGATTGGAAGGCTGGAGATCATCATATTCAAGAAAAGGAAATCTATCCAAGGACTGAAAGAAATGATCTTATAAAGGCAATTGTTAACAAACAAAAAGAGCTTTCTTGGACAACTGAAAAGCTTTCTTCATTCGTTGAAGAAAAATTTAAAAGTAAATCTAATGATCTTAAAAATGAAGATCTTGCGCAACTGCTGATTTATATGGAAAGTGCAAAATGAGCATGATCTTTTGGTTCATTGTTGGAGTTTTACGCTTTGCATGGGCCCTCAGCATGGTTGCATTGATCTTGTTTTCTGTTTATATGATATTAAGGGTTAGGAGTAAATAAAATGAACACAAGCCTAGTGAAATTCGATCAACTACAGGCAGATTTAACTTTGGAAATGTCCCAAGGTAAGGACATTATTGTCATAGATAACGAGACGAAAGATCTGGCCATGTTTCATCTTAAAAAAGCTGCTTCTTTTAGGAAAAACATTGAGGCAACATATAAAGAAATCGTTGCTCCAGCGTTAGAATTTCAGAGAGAGGCTAAGGCATATTCAAATAAGCTTCTGGAAATTTCTGAATCTGTTGAGAAGCGATTGAAATCTCAGCTTATTGTTTACGACAAGAGACTAGAGGCAGAAAGGCAAGCAGATCTGAAAAGGATTCAAGTTGAACGAGAACAAAAGGAAATCGAAGCAAGAAAGCTTGCCGAAGAGTCGAAAAAAGAAGCTGAAGCAATGGCGATATTCGGACCAACAGAAGACGCGACAAGAGCTGGCCTTGTTGCTGACGCAGAAGCCGAAAGACTCACGGCTGATATTGCAAAAGAAGCTAGGAAAGAAGAAAAGGCTGTGATGGAGAATAAGGTTTCAGGCATTAGGTCAATCTGGAAATTTGAGGTGACTGAAATAGACAATGTTCCTGAGAAATATTGGGTCATTGATGAGGCAGCAATCGGTCGTGATGTTAGATCTGGAGTTCGTGAAATTAAAGGTGTTCGTATATTTGAAGAGAAGACTATGGGAGTAAGATAAATGGAAAATTTTGATAAAATTAGAGAGATTCAGAAAATTCATTATGATTCAACGACTCCAATGGATTCATATCACACAGGAATGTGGAACGGGATGGAGTGCATTTTATGTTTACTAGAAGGTCGTGATCCAAAATATAAGTCTGTTGAGAGATTTGATTACAATGAAGTCAAAGCTCAAGATGCTTGCGAAGTAGGGAGTTTCTAATGGGAGGAGATGGAATAACTTTGACACCAAAAGTTTATCTATTTTTGCAATTAGCAAAAGAAATACATGGTTTAGAGGATGGATTTGATAGCTCTGACCCTATCTGCAAGTTATTTCATTCAAAGATAGAATTGTTGATTGATATGTCAATTGAAGAAATAAAAAATATGAAGGTTGATGGATATGAGTAACTATCCTGATGGAGCGGCAAATGATCCAAAAGCTCCTTACAATCAAAAAGATCCTAAAATGACAGAGTGGGATGAGTGCGGATATTCAGTCTGTGAGAAATGCGAGGAGCCACACAGAGTAAATGAAGATGGAATTTGTGAGGCTTGTTTTGAGCCTGAAGAAATTGATGAGGAAGATTTAAAAGCTGCTGAAGGTGATCGAGCCTATGATGCTTGGAAAGACTCTAGGTTGGAGGAAGAATAATGGGTGTTTTTGCTAACGCTATATTAAACGAGCAACTAAAATATAAAAGAACGAATAAAAGAGATGCTCGGTTCTTAATTCTTTCAGATGATAATATCAAACTATTGTCTCATGAGTGCATGAATGATCACAAGATCAAGATTGAATCAATATTTGATAGTTCATCTAGAAAACAAATAAGAAGATTTATAGGGCTTGAAATTGTAAATGTGAAAAACAGTTTTCAAGGGACAATTGGCTGGGGATTGGGGGATTGATGGACCAATTTGGTGAACTAAAAGAACACTTTTTAGATGTTCTTTCTCAAGCTTGTGGATCTTGGAATAGAGAAAAAGATATAATGGAATATGACCATTGCTGTCTTTCTGCTTATGAGTGCGCTTTAAAATACGCAATCGACATGGGTTGGATAAAAGAATCTCAACTTAGGAGGGGCATATGAGACAGAACAACAAGGAAATTGAGAAATACAGAGATCAGGTTTATTCAAGAGAAAGCTATGGAAACAACGGCTATTTTGTAGTTCCATTCATGACAAATATTCTTAGAGTTGTTTGTTCAGACCAGCAAGGCTGGGAACACGTTAGCGTATCGTTGAAAAACAGATGTCCTAATTGGACTGAGATGAAGTTTATCAAGGAGTTATTCTTTGAAGACACAGAGACGGTGATTCAGTTTCATCCTAAATCTTCCGAATATATAAACAATCATGATTTCTGCCTTCATCTTTGGAAAGAGATTGGTGTTGATTATAACCTTCCTCCTTCAGAAATGATCGGATTCAAAGAAAGGAGTTTTGAATGAATACAGTTCTTATTTGCCTATTTTTTATAATCTTTTGCTTCTGTTTATTATTCTTTTTATATTTAGTTGTTAGAGATGATCAAACGAGAAATAATAGATACGACTGTTGGGGAGTTGAAAAAGAGTTAAAAATAGATGAGCTTGAAAATAAGGAAGGCAAAAATTGTGAAGAAAGTAAAAAATCAAAATAACCTCGATGAAACGAACGAGAAGTTTCTTGGAGTTAGGGATTTGGCTAAGGTATCAGGATTGAGTGAGTCTTTCTTGCGAAAGTTGAAAACACATGGGAACCTTCCTCATTATAAGGTTGGTGGTCGTGTTCTTTTCAAATATTCGGAGTTCAGCGCATGGATGGAGAAGGAAGCAAGAATTTAACGACTCTTTGGGGTGAGATGCTTGCTCAAAAGTCAGGTCAGTGGAAGAAGGCTACGCTTCAGACTTACAACAAGTCATGGAACGTGGTCTTTTCTCGTTTCTGGGGATCTCATTATCCGAAGGAAATTACCCAGGCAGAAATCCTCGTTTTCAAGTCGTGGTATTTAAAAGAATTCCCAACTCGAGAACCATCTAAGATCAAAATTCATTTAAAAGTCTTTTTGGACTACCTTGCGGTTAATGGTCTGATCTCTAGTCCACCAGACCTCAAATGCCTCGATGATTTGGTCAAAATATCGCTCAGGAACTCCAGAAGGGTGAAGGTTGGCAGGGCTCTGACTCCAGCCGAGTTCGACTCCCTTGCGGAAGCTGCTGTCTTTTATGCTCCTGAATGGGCTGGTTCCGTCGTTTTGCTGGCAATGAGTACGGGGATGAGAAAAATGGAGATCTTGGATAGGTCTGGATTCAAGTGGTCTCCCGACAACATGATGCTTAAAGTTTGGTCACAGAAGAATTCAAAATGGCGTGAAATACCGTTAAAATGGGGTTTGAGTCAGTTTTTTGGATCCAAAATCTTAAATTACCTTACTATCGGCCGAAAATTTACTCCACAGGCTTTCGATTCACATTGGATTAAGATCAAGAAGAGTGCTGGGATCAAGGGAAGGCTGAGGTTCCATGATCTTCGTCACACGCTTGCAAGTAGGTCTGCTGAGGCTGGATGGTCTCCAGTTACCGCTTGTGACATCTTGGATATGAGTCTCGCGGTTTACCAGAAAATTTATGCAAAGCCGTCGTTTGCATCAAAAGAAGAATTATTCAACAAGTTTTAAATCAGGAATTCGGAATTAGACGTTTTGGCTGTTTTGCTTGGTGGTCTCATTAGGACCACAAACGCATTGCGTCTCACAATAGCACGTTGTGAGGTGTCCCGCGTTACATTTGAGAGGCGAAAAAGATCGCGAGGAGAGACGTGAATATTATTAGATCACTGAGCCAATTATGACCTGTCGGGGAATAAAGGTCCTTGGTAGGTAGGCTTAAATTCCTCAGGTTGTTCTTAGCTGCCTCTAAAATAAGTCTCTCCTCGGTGAGCACACTCTGATTGCCATGTTAAGCAATTCGGATGCCAAATTAATGTTGCATTTTGTTTACTGATGGATTTGAATCGTCTTGGATTTGGAATTTAGGGGTGGCCGCCCCTTGTTCCGATCCGAGGCTGGAATCTCGGACCATTTCACGACTGATCTTGGGGATCGAGTCGCTGCAATTTTTTTAACAAAATCCCCTATAAAAGTAAACGAAAAAGGAGTCTCAGTTGAGATGGTTTAAGCACATGACGTCAGCGTCATCAGATTATAAAATAATAACCTTAGAAGATAAGCATGGACATCTTGGTTATTCGTTCTATTGGAAAATAGTTGAAATGATGGGGTCTCAATGGTCAGGATTTGGAGATCCTGAAATCGAAACAAACTTTAGATATTTGAGGCAGTTTTTGAGGACGCAGGAACCAAAAATAAAGGTTGTTCTTGAAGATATGAGGCAAATTGGTTTGTTGGATTATTCTATTTTTGACAAAAAATTGGTCATAAAAATGGATGCTTTGAAGAAAATTAGGGACAACTCTTCTCAGAAGAGTATCGACAATCGTGGGATAAAGAGGGAACTAAAGGAATACATTGTTCAAAGAGATATGAAACAATGTTCATACTGTGATGAGACTTTGTCTGGACAAAGTTTGAACTTTGATCACTTTATTCCGTTTTCATTAGGAGGCGGATCTGGCGCTGATAACATCGTCTTAAGTTGCGATAAATGTAATAAAATCAAGGGTATGGCACACCCTGATGAAATTGAAAAAGGTTGCTATCCATTCTCAAATAGGATTGAAAAAGTACGGACAAAACTTTCATTAGAGAGAGATAAAGAGTTAGATAAAGAAATAGAAGTAGATAAGATAAAGAAGAATATAAAGAAGAATACTTCCGTCGTTGAAGATAAATCTTCAAACGACCTTCCGAGGTTGGCAATAATTTGGAATGAAAATTGTGGAAAACTCACAAAAGTCGTGAAAACGAACCAAACACGCAACAAAAAGGCCGCGGAGCGTCTAAAAGAAGACGATGAGGATGGTTGGATCGAGGCCGTTAAAAAGCTCTCAGCCTCCCAATTTTGCAACGGATTCAACGACCGAGGGTGGAAGGCTACCTTTGACTTTATTTTGCAGCCAGAGGCACGCCTGAAGATCCTGGAGGGGTTTTATGATGGCAGGTCTGGGAAAAAGTTTAAAAATGAGCGAGATTTCGATGCCGACGAAGAATTTCAACAAATACTGCAAGGAGTCAAAGATGGAATCAGAGCAAATGGATGAGTCTAACAAACTGAGTCAAGAAAAGATGGATTGGTGGATCAAAAAAAACAGCCACCTCAATCCAAATTTTTTTCAACTCTCAGACATTAAATTTAAGCCAGACATTAACGATGACGGATGGATTTGGCTGCAAAATTACAACGAATTCAAAGACAGATTCGGATTCATATTCCACGGAAACGCTGGGGTTGGTAAAAGTCTTTTGATGAAAAGGATTTGCATTAGGGCACTAAAGCTCTTTTCAAAATACGATTATCCTTTGGTGAAAAATATTGTTTTTATGCCGATGGGAATTTACATGACGAAAGTTAGAGAAAATTTCCAAGATGCGAACAGCGTTGAGACTAATTGCCTTGAATCTCAATTTCTTTATCTTGATGACATTGGAACAGAATACAAAACTGAATTCGCGAATGAAAAATTGTTTACACTTCTTGATTACAGGGTTGCAAAAGAACTTCCAACTTTCATCACAACAAACTTAAGCCTGAGTGAAATAAAAAACACTTACGGCGAAAGAATTCATTCGAGAATAAATGAATTATGCGTACCAATTCAAGTTAGAGGTGATGACCAAAGAAAGAAGATTTTAGCAGAGAGAATGAAGATGCTTCTTGAAAGAAATAAGGAAGAATGTATTCATATTAGAGTTAAAGAAGAAGTTAATCAGGAAAGCATCGATAAACTAAATGAATTAATCATACCAAGGGAATTTTAATGATCCACAGAGACCCGAACAATTTTATTTGCCAACACGATCCAGTTCAATTGCAAAACAATTACATGGACGGAGGAGACACAGCGAATAGGACTGGAATTATGTCACTCTGTGGATCTGGAATTGATTCAGAGCTGATGCCAAGTTTTTTTTCAAAACATGGAAAATTACCTGGACTCGTCCGTCATCCATTTCAAGAAAAATGGTGTGATCCTAAGAATACTTCGAGGGATCAACTCGTCACTTATTCAAGTGGGCTTTGGTTGAAATATACTTCACTAGCAAAAGACCTAAAGGATTTTTATTCGAGTGGATGGATCAACAAGGATTTCTTGGCTCCAGATGTTCGCAATCATCTAGACCTTTGCGCTGGTGGAAAAGGTTCTTGGCTTGGATTCAAATGGCTTGATCTGAGCATCTTGTGGAGCTGCAAGGTTAGGCCAAAGGAAGAACAGAATCAGATCATTTGCATGGTCATTGTGGCTGGTGGAAAATACAAAGAAAAATACAGAAATCTTCATCCAAACGTCAGAGAAAATTTGACTGAGTATTGGAATGGTTGGCGCGATCAGCCTGAAATAGGTGATGCTCTTTACAGAAAGTTGATGGAATGAAAATGAAAGTTGTACAGCAGGAAGATCCTAATGAATTAGCAAAAAGCCATTTGAATAAAATTGATCTATCTCAAAGCTTTGTTATAGCAATAAATTACGGTGGCAGAGTTGAGGTGGTAACTAAAGCAGACCTTTTTCAAGGATCTGGACTTGTTGAAATTCTAAGACATCAAGTTATGAAATCCCTTAACGAGGGAAAGTAAAGACGGTGGTGGGTGTTCAAGTCGGGAAAGACAAACGTCCCCACCACCTCAGCAAAATCTAGCAAACGGGGCTAGACTCGGCCTACTTCATTATCGTCAAATTTATAATTTTATAAATAATTCCTTGACGCACCATAAACAAAATTGAAGACTTTTGGTGTCGGGGGAAATCTAAAATCGAAAAGCCTTCAATCGAAGAAGTATTGGATTATGCAAAATTCATGATTGATCATTTTGTGCGTAAAAAAGCTTCTGAAATTCCACTTGAACACAAGGAAGAGATGCAACAGGAAGCATTCTTAAGGATATTCAATACCTATGAAAGACTCGACCCCGAAAGAGGTTGGAAATCGTTCGTCTTCAAGCATTGTCGTGGTGCTGTTATGGATTATCAAAAATTTGGGAAGGGATTCCCTGAGAATCGCTGGTCCCTACAGAAGAAGTCAAACAAAAAGAAAACTCCAGTCAGAATCTTCCAAAGAATGGACTTTGATCGAGAAGATCAGAATATCTCGATGGATAGCGTCATGCTCGAGGCTGGTCTATTTGCTTTCATCGACGAACACCAGATAAAAATCAATTGGGATCTTGTCGCCCGTATGTCTTCCATTGATCAGTTCATTCATATCTTCGCAAAATTCTGCCGAGGATTCGAGATAATGGAAATTGCATATTTCTTCGGAATATCAAGAACCCGCGTATTCCAAATAATTCAATCCTTCATCGAAAGATTCGACAACCCTGAACTCGCCGAAGATCCCTGGTTCAAGCAAACGTGCTTTGCCTTCGGTTTGTGTCGAAGATTAGGAATAAAGGACGTTGATCAATCAAAATTATACAATATTCCTATCGGCTGGAATGAAAAACCTGTTGATCTCGATGCAAAAGGGCAAATAAAAATAGCTGAGTTTGAACAGCTTTCCTTCTTCGGAGATTTATGAGCGCATTTGATAAACTTAGTCCTAAACAAAGTAAGTTCGTAAGACACTATTATTTAAATGGACATGGAACCAAGGCTGCAATCCATGCTGGGTACTCAAAAGACTCTGCTTACTCCATAGCATCAGAAAACCTCAGGAAACCTGAAATTATCGCGGCAATGGGTGAACTTGAAGAGGAAACACGCCAAAAATATAAAGCTTTGGAGCATAGAATTGTTCAAGAGCTTTCAGCCATTGCTTTCTTTGATTTAACTGAGTGCATGGAGCTTACTGACAACGGAGCAGTTAGGTTCAAGAAAAATTTCAAGGAACTTCCTTTAAGAGTAAGAAGAGGATTGAATTCCTACAATCAAACATTCTCTCAATTTGGAGATTCAACAACTTTTAGATCTCACGATAAATTGAGAGCGATTGATATGCTTGGAAAACATATCGGAATGTTTAAGGAAGGTCCAAATGTACCAAATGGCTCAGGAGATTCAGACAATAACGAAACTCCCTTACAACAAATTCAGCGAATTATTAGAGAAAGGGCTGTCGGAAAGGGATCGGAAGGCTCTGATAGTAGCGAGGGGAGCAAATGATCTGGAATTCTTTGCTTATCACTTTTTTCCGCATTACTGCGAGTTCGCGTGGAACCCGTTTCATCAGGACTATTTCGACGATCACATATTTGGCGAGAGAAAGCTTCGACGATGCAATGCTGCTCCTCGTGGTGCGGCTAAATCAACACTCGTCACTCTCATCAAAGCTCTGCACGATGTCTGTTATGGAACTGAGAAATTCATCCTTGTACTCTCATCAACTACTCCACTGGCAAATAAGAAGCTTAAAGATATACGAAACGAAGTATTGGCGAATGATCGGCTTCGTGATTTCTATGGTCTTCGTTTTCCTAAGAAAAAAGCTGGTGAGTCAGAGTTTTTGGTTATTGGGGACAACGGCTCAACTTATTTTGCGGCTGTCGGGAGAGGGTCGGAGCTTCGAGGGATACGTTACAACCAAAACAGGCCCTCTAAGATTATACTCGATGACGTGGAGCACTCGGAAGAGGTCTACAATGAGAAATCTCGTCGAAAGACTGAAGACTGGTTCAATGAAGATGTCCAAAAGTGCGGTGACACAAGAACCTCAATTGAATTTGTAGGAACAGTCCTTCACAAAGATTCACTGATCGCAAAAGTAATGGCTAATCCATCTTACAAGTCTAAAAAATATCAGGCAATTCTCACATGGTCAGAAAATGAAGATCTTTGGGAGAAATGGCGCAAGATTTATCAGAATATCGACAATCCAAACAGAGCGCGTGAAGCCTTAGCCTACTTCGATGAAAATCGTACGAAAATGCTCGCTGGAACTGCCGTGATGTGGCCCGAAAAAGAGTCTTATTACGATCACATGATTGACATGGAAGAGGTCGGGCGCAGGTCCTTCTTCAAAGAAAAACAGAACTCACCTATGGGAAGCGAGGAGCCAGTCTTTGAAAAAATTCATTGGTACAGAGAAGTTAATGAGGGATTTCAGATTGAAAGTAGTGGACAAATCATCCCCTGGAGTGATCTTAAACTTAACTGCATATCAGCTATGGACCCCAGTACAGGGAAAGTTAAGGCAACCAAAGGTCAGCTCGGAGATTTTACAGTCATTTTGGTTGGGTACAAAGATTCAAAAGGACGTGTATTCGTCCACTTCGATTTTACAAAGAGAGTTAGTCCGACAAAATATATTTCCTCTATATTTGAGCTTCACGCATCTTTTGGATTCGAGCGAATTGGCGTTGAGACAAATCTCTATAGAAATTTGCTCCTGCCTAACATCATTGAGGAAAAAAAGCGTCGAGAGGCCGAGTCTAAAAGGCCAATACGTATTGCATTTTATGATGTTGAACAGACAGAAAATAAAAGAGAAAGAATTACAAGACTCGAACCAAAATGTAATAATGGGTGGATATTGTTTAATAGAGCTTTAAGTCGAGAGTGCATGAGCCAGATCGAAGATTTTCCACACGCCTCGCACGACGATGCTCCAGATTGTCTTGAGATACTTTGGAATATGGCTCACAATCGGTATAAACCAATGGGATCAGAAATTGATGTCATGGCAGGAAGATAGGTCGATAGTGTGACTGAGGTGTCGGTGGAAGAAATTGGAATGAAGACATTGATAGTAGGTCAAGGGATCGCCTTGATGTTTTTCATAATAAAGGGCTTCATTGACAAAAAATTCAAGAAAGAAGAACGAGAGGAAGTGAAGAAAGAAGTTGAATCATCAGAGATGGTAAATCAACTTATTGAAATGAGAATTGAGATGGCGGAAATCAAGGGACAGGTTAAGCTCTTGGTTGGGTCAGTCTATCAAGTAGGGAAGCTGGAGAAAGACGTAAACACTCTTTTTCAGAAACTTAGATCTTAAATGAAGGGTTTGAGTGAATCCATGGATGGACTGAGGGGGACGCCCCTCTTCACTCTTTTTTAGGTGAATTTATGAATTGGAAATATGTTTTTCTACTATTGATCAGGCTTGCTTTTTTTATCGTCCTGTCGGCTGCAATAGCCACGTCAATCTCAATACTACTCCTTAGACGCATCTAATAATCTCTTAATTTGTTGACAAATAAGGCATAAATAAAATTACACTAGCGCGATGAGTTTAATCGAATACTTTATACCATTCATAATTTTAGTTCTGGCCTTATTTATTTGGCTAAAGCGTGATGATACGCAATGGAAGCAAATGAATGATCGGTTTTTGGACTTCGTGACAAGCGTGAATCATAAGATAGTAGCCAATAGTAAGGATTCGGGCGAAGCAATAGAGTCCAATAGGGCTTTACGAACGTCAATCATGTCACAAAAAGCAGCCACAGACCTGATTGAGGATCACAATCACAGGATGCAACAGAGTATTATCATTCTTGAGAGCAAAATTAGGATGTTGCAGGATCAAATCGTCGGGTTCAAAATAAATCTTCCTGAAAACATTTCTATTTCAATTGGAAAGGAAACAAAGAGTGCAATCACTAGGAATAAGCAAGAAAAGGCTCAACCAAGCAAGCAAAACGACAAAGTTCTCAGAAAAAAAACTAAGCCTAGCGGCACTTATAAACGCAATATTGCCATTTCTTCCAAGTGACGAGGTCATCTTTAAGATTGACGGGAAAGAGGTTGATCTTCAGGGAGTTTTCGATTCGCAAGACTGGAATCCGAAGCAAAATAGAAAAGCTGTTTTTGACTTTTTAAAGAAAAGTGAGGATAAATCCCATGCTGAGTGATTTAAAGCTGGTTCAACAGAAAGTTAAATTCCTTCTTGAGCGATATGAAGAAGTCAGGTACTCGGATAAGCTTTTGTGGCTGGCGTACAACTGCCATTTCACGAATCTTAAAGAGGTTGCTTCTACTGGAAGATATATAAACTTCAAAGAGTGGATGATGAGAGAAGATGTCCCAGTTTTCGAATCACTATCTAGGGCAAGAAGGAAGATTCAAGAGGAAAATCCTGATCTTTCAGGAGAAAAGGGCAAGAGAATTTTGGAAGCTAGAAAAGTTGCTGAATATATGAGAACGGAGACTTAAACATGGAACTTTGCGATTATTTGGTGAAAGCCAGAGAGCAGAGCGATTTTACACAAAAAGACCTTGCGAAAAAGCTTGGTATGGCATCGGCCCAGTTAATTTCAAACTGGGAACGTGGTATTTGCGCCCCTCCCATTAAAAAAATATCAACTCTTTGCTCTGTTTTAGGAATCCAATTCGAGCCCACTTTTGACCTTGTCATGAAATATAAATCAGAAGTTGCAAGACTAAAGGCTACCGAAAAGCCGATGAGACCCCGAAAAGGCGTTCTTAGATAAACAAATCTAGGAACTTGTCGATAATATCGAAGAAACAACGGGGTGAATGATGGCGGCTGGCAAGCTCGATATTTATATTGAACAAGGTGCAAATTTCTACCGAAAACTAAAATTTACAGACAATGCAAGCCCGACGCCTAACCCTATTGATCTCACTGGATACGTTTACACAGGAAAATTGCGCAAAACTATTGATGCAGCGACTTCGATAGTTGATTTTACCTGCACAGTTTTAAATCAAGGGACAAATCCTGGTGAAATGACAATTCAGCTCACAAATGTTCAAACTTCGGCAATCCCAATGAAAGCTCAAAAGGTTCAGCAAAGAGTCACTGAGCCTTTTGCTTATGATATCGAGGTTCAATATCCTTCGACCTATAAAGAGCGAGTCCTTGAGGGTGTTGCTAACGTATCCCCTGAGGTAACTCGATGAGTACGTTTAACATCACCGTATCTGGAGAGGATGTTGTCAATGTGGTCGTTGAAGACGATTCATCGGCAACAGTCATCGAGGTCGGTGAGCAAGGACCAGAGGGTATTCAGGGACCGACTGGGACAATTGCCGTTGGGACTGTGACAAGCCTTTCTCCTTCAACTCCTCCGACTGTTGTCAATGTTGGTACTCCTCAGGCTGCAATTCTTAATTTTGGACTGACAAAAGGTGACACTGGAGATCCATTTTCTAATGTCGATGGTGGTCACGCTGCGAGCGTCTATGGCGGAATCGAGCCCATCGATGGAGGGACGCCCTAGCAATGGCAAAAATAATTCAATTACGAAGAGATGTGGCTTCAGTATGGTTTTCGGTCAATCCCATCCTTGAAGAAGGTGAGATTGGACTCGAAACTGACACTAAAAAATTCAAGATCGGCGATGGCGTTAATACTTGGAACAATCTTGCCTATGGTGGGATGACTGGTGACATCACTGGAATTTATGACGGTGGAAAACCTGACTCAAATTACGGTGGGATCGACGATGTAAATGGGGGAACTCCTTAATGCCTATCAGAATAATTCAAAGACATGGAACTGCTTTGCAATGGACGACTGCAAATCCAATTCTTGCCGAAGGCGAGATGGGGCTAGAGACCAACACAAAGCAGTTTAAAATCGGTGACGGCGTTCTTGCTTGGAACGAGCTTCCTTACGGTGGAATTCAAGGAAATGTTGGCCCTCAAGGTATTCAGGGAATTCCTGGATTAAATGGATCAAATGGAGCTACAGGCCCACAGGGACCGCAAGGTCCAGCATCAAGCAATTTAGTTAAAAATTTAGTTGATGTTGATTTCACTGTTGAATCTGGATTTTCAGAAATAAGATCAGACCTTGAAGTTGCAGCAAATACGACTTTGGAAATATCATCAAATTCAAATTTAATACTAATTTAAGGGGAAAATATGTCTGAATTGAAAATGTCCACAAAGGCAAGCGTCGCAACTCCAGCATCGGGAAAAACAACAGTCTATGTTGATTCTACAACAAAGACTCTGAAATCGAAAAATGATGCTGGTGCGATTACTGATTACGCTGCATTAGGAAATGCAATCACTTCACTTACTGGTGAGGTCACTGGAACAGGACCAGGAGCTGCTGCAACTGTCGTTTCAAACTCTGCGGTTCTTTCTAAGGTTTTAACTGGATTAGCTCCAGCGGCTGGAACTGTTACGGCGGCAGATACAATTCTTCAGGCTTTAAATAAGCTTGCAAATCGCTTGAATCAATCTTGGTTCCCAACGGCTTCAGATGGTGACGTTGTTATCTCAGGAAATAACACTCTAACTCGCGACATGTATTATAATACATTGGTTGTTAATCCTGGTGTTATACTGACGACCGCTGGATATAGAATTTTTGCTCTCGTTTCAATCGTTTGTAATGGAACAATTGATCGATCTGGAAATGATGCCTCTGGTATAACAGCAGGTGCAGGTTTGACTGCTGGTACTCTAGGACTCGGTGGGGCTGGAGGAGCTGGTGGTGCTGCGGCAGGTGCGGCTGGAGCAGCAACAACAGGTCTCGGAGGAGGCGGTGGAGCAGGTGGTCTTGGATCAGGAGGAGCAGGTGGTGCTGGAGGTATCGCAACAGCTCTCGCAGCAAATTCTGGCGGTGTTGAGGTATTTCAATCGGCTTCTCGCGCAACTCTTGGTCGTGACATCTTAGGAACTATCATTCCAGGTGGATCTGGAGGCGGTGGCGGCGGTGGTGATGGTGTTGCTGGAGGCGGTGGCGGCGGTGGAGCTGGCGTCATGCTTCTATGTTCACGATCAATCACTGGAACGGGTGCAATTCGCGCTCATGGTGGAAATGGTGGATCTCCTGCGGGCGGTAATCGCGGCGGTGGAGGAGGCGGCGGTGGAGGTGTTCTTGCTCTTGTGAGTGAGAATGATACGGCAGCAACTTCTTTGACCTTTGACGTATCTGGTGGATCTGGAAACTCTGGTGCTGGAACTGGAGCAACTGGAGTTAATGGAACTGTTGGACGCATATACAGAGTTCGAGTATAGTTTATGTCAACGACAAGAGAAGTTTACGATTATAATGGTGTGAAAATTGGGGAGTTAAGTCTCCCCAATGAGACAACTGAGGAACAATGGTCTGAGAAGCTTGCAGCTTATGCTCAGCCTCCTCATGAACCAGAAATTCCAGACGTTACTCCAAGGCAAATCAGACAGGCTTTAATTTTAAGTGGTGTTTCAACGGCAACAATTGACAATGCTTTGGATACTCTTTCAGAGCCAACAAGAAGCCTTGCCAAAACAGAGTGGGAATTCTCAATTGCTTTCAAAAGAAAGAGACCTTTGGTCATTTCTGTCGGTCAAATGCTTGGATGGACATCAGAACAGCTTGATGCTCTTTGGAAGTTCGCGGGAACTCTATGAGATTAGTTTCAATCGTAGCAAGTCAGCCGATTGAAAAGAAAATAGGCTCTGAACTAATCATGTTCGAGCTGAAGACTGACTATTCTCATGTTTCATGGATATTTTGGAACACTGACAGGTCAAAACCAAGATATTACGAGGCTGTTTTGCATGGTGGTGTTAAATTCACAGGTCAAAAGCAATGGGAGGCAAGAAATAAAGTGATGTTCAGGAAGGATTTTGAGATTCCTGAATTTGACTATGATGCTTTTCTTGATAGTGCGATGGATAAGTGCGGGATAGAATACAGTTTTTGGCAAAATGTAGGCATAAAACTTAAAAGCATCTTTGCACTTTCAAGAAATCTTTTCTCGAATGGTGATGACGAGTCTAATTGCTCTGAACTCATTTATGACTTCAAAGATTTTGTAAAATTGAAGGTTGATGAGACAGATCCAGACCTTGTGACTCCAAGGCAAATTGTTGAGGCTTGCAGAGGAGCTGCTTAATGTCAGTACAGTTACAATTAAGGCGTGGAAACGCATCGACATGGTCAACGGTGAACCCAGTGCTTGCGCAAGGGGAAATGGCCGTCGAATTAGACACGCATCAATTCAAAATAGGAAATGGAGTCGATCATTGGAATGATCTTCCCTACGGAGGTGTTGGTGGAGGTGGGAATCCACTAAAAGTCGAGATGATCACTGTCACGCCAACAATGATCACAAACGGACAGCTCGATCTATTGCATTTGAATCTTATGCCTTCAGAAACTCTCGTC